ATGAGTAGTAATGGTGCTATTGCTAGTGTATCTGATTTAGGAAGCTATAAATACAGAATAACAGGTGTAGGACAAGGTAATACAACGATTAGATTTAGAACTTCTGACGGGAAATTTGAAACTTCTTGTTCTGTAACTGTTACTGGAGGAAGTAGTGGTGGTGGAGGAAGTACTGGTGGAGACACTTCAACAAGTAGCGAATATGCTAAATCTTGTACTTCTGAATACATCTTAGACAAAATGTATCCCATGGGACAACGACATGAAGCTATTCCTTCTGGACTAATCACAGATACATGGAAGCACAATAGTAGATGGGAAAATCAATATAGACCTACAGCTGTAGCTCATGGATGTGGTGTATCAAATTGTCCAGGCACAGGGCCATTCAAAGCATTAGGTTGTTGGTCAAACGTATATAGAGTTGAAGGAACACCATTTACACAAAATACAGGCGTTGAAATGAAGGATATAAAAGTTTATGGTTGGTATAATGGTGCTTGGGAATTAGTGCAACACTTACCTGTTCCGAACGGTAATTTCTATCCCGAATCCTTTGGTGGAGATGTTAATAAATATTTTGCAGATAGTGTTAGGCAAACTTCTAAATCTAAGACTATAATACTTAGAGAAAAGAACAAAATAGATGCTATGAATTGGAATACAAATCAATTACAAACTGAAAACTGTATGTATCACCCATTCTCTAATATTAAGAATTTTGATACAAAGTATGAATATATTTATACTTGTATAGACTTACGTAAAGTGAAATGGGATGAAAATGGTATTGATGATAGAGATAGTACGCATTACTGTAGTAACTGTGGTGGTGACTGGTGGTTAGCAGAAGGATTAATGTTCCACGATAGTTGGCAACACAATAAAGGGGTATGTCAACCTAAAATGATTGAAATAACTAATGAGTGGAGAAGATTCTCTATGACAACTGTGCCACAAGGTTGGAGTAATGGGTTCCCTAAATAAGGAGGTTGATTAAATGAGTAATGAAAAAAGTTTAAAAAGAGCAATAACTACTACTAATTTGCAATTAGAAAAACCATTGACTACAGACTATTACGATGTAAATGTATTTAATAGGAATATGGATAAAATAGACACTGCTATACAAGAAGTAAAAGGTAAAGTAGATGGATTAGAATTAAAAGCTGAAAGGGTAAGCATTGCAGATTCTACTAATAAGTTTAAAGCTACTAATGTAGAAGATGCGCTTTTGGAAAATAAAGCAAGTATATCAAAGAATGCTAAAGAAATTGAAAATTTAAAGCAATCTGCCAGTAACGGTAAAAATATAGTTGCAACCGCTATTGGCTCTCCACTTCAAGCGAGTGATACTTTTGCAACTATGGGAACTAAGATAGATACACTTACAGAAAATTTTAGAAATAATTTAGCTAGTAAAGGCATTGAATGTTTGCCTACTGATAAATTGAGTGTATTAGTTAATAAGGTAAGTCAATTCAAGCTTTTTCAAAAATTTCCAGGCACAAGCGAAGAGATAATTAATGACAGGAGTGAATGCACATCTACTGAGGTAGTAGGGGTATGGCAATTAAAACGAACTATACCTATAGAAGAATATTTTCATGGAATTCGGATGTCATATATAACTGTAGGGGTCTTTGGCTTTACATCTAAAATTGAACATATAAGAGGTAATCAAATTTTAACTTCAAATTCAACAAGTGACCAAAGCACTAAAATTACTTTAGATATAATGGACTTGCAAGTAGGAGATAAGATTTTAATGTACGCTCAAACAAACGAAAACTATGCAGGAAATAAATCTTATGGAGGTTGGAAAAACCTTGTTGTTAGCTATTCTTGGCGACCAGTAGAAGGTGAGGAGGTTTAGTTATGATTAAAAAAATTAATTACTATAGTGAAGAAGAGAAAAATATCATTTTAGAAGAAAATAAAGATATGTATTTAATAGAACACGCTAAATTATATAATGAAAAATATTTAATTTTTTCAGATTCACCTCCTATTGAAGTATTGCAAAAAGAACAGGGTGAAAAAATATCCATTTTAGAAGCCGAAAATTCGGCTCTATTAGAAAGTCAAAAAGTTCAAGATAGAACTATAGTTGAAAATGATATGCGTATGATGGATTTAGAATGGGCGCTAGAAGATTTAATAGCAAGTATAAATCCAACAGCAAAAATAAATTTAATGGAGGTATTTAGTATGTTTGGAAGAAGTGCAACTTACTTTAATCAATTAAAGCAAATGATAGAAATGGAAAACTATGATAGTAAAGAGGATATGGAGAGAATATTGAATAAATATGCAGCAGGATCTAGACCAAGAATAACTCAAGAAGAATATGACCAGTTATTCGATTTATTATATCCTCCAGTATATGATATACCAACTACAATTCCAGAAGTATAAATTATAGGACCAAGAGAGGTTCTTTTTTTATGGCTAGATTAATTTCTAGCCTTTTATTTTTTTCAAAAGGTGGTGTGTTATGAATTTTACAGAAATAGTAAGTAGTATAGGATTTTATGGGGCTTGTATGGTAGCTCTAGCAATATGGGTAGATAAGCAAATAAAAAATAATAGAGAAGACACTCAAAAGACTATAGATATACTTAGAGAAGATTCTAAAGAAGATAAAGATAGGTTGTTAAATGAAATAGCATACAATAGAGAAGTTATAGCAAAAGTTGTTGCAACAAATGATGTATTAGCTAAAGATCTAACTGTTAAGGTAGATAAAATACTAGATAAAGTGGGGGTATAATATGAGATTTACAGTACATGCTGGTCATAATCCAGACAATAAGGTAGCTTGTGGGGCTATCGGATTAATAAAGGAATCAACAGAAAATAGAAATGTTAAAAATGAAGTTATAAGATTATTAAAAGAAGAAGGTCATACTGTTTATGATTGTACAGTTGAAAATGGTACAAGTGTATCAGATATAGTAAATAAACAAGTAACTAATATGAACTCTTACTCAAATATAGATTTACATATATCAATTCATTTTAACGCAGGAGCAAATGATAAGAATGGAAATGGCAAAAGTACAGGAGTAGAGGTATTAGTTTATAATACAAGCGGAACTAAGTACGATACAGCTAAGAGAATATGCTCAAAAATAGAAAGTCTAGGATATAAAAATCGAGGAGTGAAAATAAGAACTAATTTAGGAGTGTTAAGTAAAACAAAAGCACAAGCATTATTAGTTGAATGTTGTTTTGTAGACGATAAAGATGATATAGACTTATATAATTATAAGAGGATAGCTAAAGCTATAGTAGAAGGGGTTTTAAATAAAACTATATCAACATCAGTTCCAGTACCTACTCCAGTTCCAAGTGAAGAAGTATTCTATAGAGCAGTATCTGGAAGCTTTAATAATAAAAACAATGCTAATGATAGAAAAGCAAAATTAGAGAAAGCAGGATTTGATGAGATATTCTTAGATGCTTTTGCTAAAGATGAAAAAACATGGTACAGAGTAATCGCGGGATCGTTCAAAGATAAGAAGTTAGCAGAACAAAGAGTTGCAGATTTATCTAAAAAAGGATATGATGGTGGATTTATAGCAGCATTTAGAAAATAATTAAAGAATAAGATAAATAATAGGGGGCTTAATGTCCCTTATTTTTTTATGCAATAAATCAATTAATAAATAAAGTATTACAAAGTTTTATGATTTTTACGGTTGATGTAATGCATTGATAATACTTAATTTTATAATAATTAATATGTTTTAGGGAAATAGTTGGAGAAGAACACTTAAATACTAAATCTTTGTTTAAAGATTTAAACATCATAAAACGTATTACAAATTATATATATCTCCAAATAATATATTATATATAAATATATTATTTTAGGAGGTGATAGAATGTATCCAGATTTATACGGTGTCAAAACTTATAAAACTACTTCATTAAGAATAGAAGAAGAGAAATTAAATATATTAAGAGATATTGCAAAGAAACAAGATAGAAGTGTTAATTATCTAATCAATGATATTATAACAAACTACATTAATATATATCATGAAGAGATTGAAATTATTTTCTAATCATATAAAAAGACTAGGTATAGTTATTTATACCTAGTCTTTTTATATATAATCATTTATAACTAAATAACACCAAACTATTCCTCCGATAAATAATATAGTTGGTCCTATTAATAATCCATATCCTAAATTCATAAAAATACCTCTAATTACTATGACATGTCATACATCTATCCCACTTAAATGGTCTGCTTCCTCCGCAGATAGGGCAATATTGATACTTTCTATTATCCCATTCTTCGTGGTCTACTTCACTCCATTTGCAATTATCTTGATGACTTCTATCATCATCTTTTTTATCATCAAACCAACCCATATTATACACCGTCCCTTCGCTATTACTAATAAGTATTACCCTGTTTAATTAAAATATTCACGCTCATTTAAAATATCAACATCTCGCATCCGCTCGATTTGCTATTTTAAACTCTTTAAATTACATACTTTAAACTTAGTAATATTCTAAATCAACCTAGTTAATTTTTAAAAATAATAGTCACATATTTACATATATAAGCATATACATAGTTATATAACGTATTTGATTAGGAGGTTGATTGATATAGAAGCTAGAGATAAAAAAGTAGTAGATTTTATTAATACATTTGAATTATGCAGAAGGGAACATATTAAAGAATTGTTTTTTAGTGAAGTACATGAAAATATTTGTATGCGTAGATTAAAAAAATTAGCTGAAGACGGCTACATAGAGCGTATAAAAATGGAAGGTAATGTATTTGTATACTATGCTAATCGCAAACCCTCGAAAAGGCTTTTAATGCACGATATGTATATCACTGATTTAGTAGTTAAAATGATTAAATTAGGATATGAAATATTAGAGTTTAAAAGGTCATTTGTAATAGGGAAAATAATATCAGACGCTTATATAAAATATAAAGATCCAGAAGGAAAAGTAAAACATCTCGTATTAGAAGTTCAATTATCTAATAAAGTTGAAGACTGTGTATTAAAATATAAAAATTTTAAAAATATAATTTTGGATAGTAATATAAACTGGGACTCTATTCCAAGACTTTTAGTTATTACTGATATGCCACAGCGAATAGAATTACGAGGTATTAAAGTTTTATATGATGATACTACTATGAGTAATATAAAAAATATAATATAAGGAGGTTGTTATTGTGAGTGATAATGTATTTGAAACATTAGCTGATTGCATGGTTAAAAGTTGTAAAATACTATTTAAACATAGTAAAAATGCATTAGGATTAAATACTCATGATTTTGATAAATTATTTAAAGAAATTGATATATGTAACAAATCAAATGAGTTTCCAAAATTGGCTAACATATCGTCAAGTGAATATATAAAAACATATACTTTTAAAACTCCTATTGGAATAAAATTAAATTCATTTAAAGAACATTCAGAAGAAATAAGTTGCTTTTTAAATGTAGATGAATCTGATTTAAGATTTAGTAGAGATAAAAATAAAGTATATATAAAAGTTATATTAAAAAAACCAACGTGTATATATGACCCTGTTGAACATAAGAGAAATGATTTTAAAATTCCTATAGGTTATAGCTTAGAAACTACTAAACTAATATTATGGGACTTTACTGCATCTACAAATGCACATTGCTATATCGCAGGATCATCTGGTGGAGGGAAGTCCGTTATGCTAAGGGTAATACTAAGTCATTTAGTAAATAGTAAATCTAAAAGGGATGTTGAGTTTTCAATAATTAACACAAAAAGAGTAGATTTAAAAGACTTTAAGAATGCTAAACATACTGTAAATTACATGACTGGAATAGATGGAGTAGAAGATTTTCTTGAAAATGAAGTTGATGAAATGGAAAGACGATATAAAATTCTTGAAAAATATGATTGTGATGATTTAACTGAATTTAGAGAAAAAGAATATAAAATACCATATAGATTAATAGTTGTTGAGGAAATATCATCATACAAAGGAAATAAAGCATATCAGAGATTTATAGAAATATTAGCAAGTCAAGGTAGAGGAGCAGGTATGTTATTGCTTCTTATCACACAATTACCATCACATGAGATAATGCCTAATACTATAAAATGTAATATAAATACAACAATTGGGCTAAAAACTAAAGATAGTATTAGATCTGAAATAATAGCAGGGTCTGATAGTGGACTTGAAAATTTAAAAGGCAATGGTCATGCCAAAATATTCGATGGATATAACGACGGGGAAGAAATACAAGGTTTATTTATTAGTAAAGAGACTATGAAAGATATAATTACAGCTAATAGTAAACAAAATAAAAGAGTCAAAGTAGCGGTAACTACAAAGACTCTAGATGATAATAAATTCCCTGGCATGGAAGTATTATCATCTAAATTATAGCATATTATTATAATTTAGGGGGATTAATTATGAATAGTTCAAGTATATTAACGACTACATTTTGTAGAAAGTGTAAAAAGTTAAGAAGTTGTTTAGAAACCAATACAGTAAGTAATTATAAATTTTTATGTAAAGAATGTAGTAAAGAAGAACATTTACTAGGTCAATGTATTAACTGTGGTAGAGAAGGAATTTATAGTGAATTACTAAAACATGGTGGTTATTGCCATTTATGTGAGAATGATAATATTATAGAATGTGATTTATGTGGAGTTGAAATATATAAAAGTAATTCTATAGATGGGATATGTAAAAAATGTGCTACAGGAGAAAATAGAGAATGTATAAAATGCGGCAATTATTTTTCAGAAAATAAATTAACTAGCGATAATTTATGCCCTAAGTGTAGCATTAAAATTCATAAAAAACTTAGATCATCTGAAGTAAATGAAATTGTCGAGTGCATTGAGTGTGGTAGAGAAGTATTAGTAAATGATTTGAATAATAATGGGTTATGTATATATTGCCATTGTGAAAGATTAGAAAATGAAATAAAGAACTTGAAAAGAAGAAAAAAAGCATATTTTTAAAGTGATTAAGTACCTCCTAATGTTAGGAGGTACTTTTGTTGATAACTTCTATTTTACTGTTAATAACTATTTCATTTCTGTTGATAAGTGTCTTTTTTCTGTGGAGTCAGTTTTTAGTAACTGACATAATCCTGTGAAAGTATTGAAAATACTAGATAGGCATAAAACTATTTCTTTTATGCCACATATTTCACCTCATAAAAATTAAGTTTGTGAAGGAGTTTATCTATACGTATAGAATTACTACTCAATATAATTTAAATATATTAAGTAGGTGAATTAATTTGGGTGAATCAAATAAGCGTAAACTTACACTAAGTGTAGAAGACAATCTAGTTAAGACACTTAAAGTAAAAGCGATACAGTATGATCTTACAGTAAGTCAACTTGTTGAAGTACTTGCTAAAATAGCTGAACGTGACAAAAAGCTATTCAATGAGTTAGTTAATAAATATAAAGAAGTGTAGCTATATGATGTAGCTACACTTCTTTATATACTAAAGTATTTTCCCTACTAGGAATATACTTAAAAAGACTAGGATAAACCTAGTCTAAGTCCATTTTATTTCGTTATTTTCTAAATAGAATATGCAACTTTCACCTTTTGCATCTATAACCTTTATAGAATTTCTATCAATTAATTCTAACTTAATATATTCTATCTCGAAATTTTCTTTAATGAATTCTAAAACCTTAAATTGTTCTACAGTATTTACTTTCATGTTCATTCCTCCTTTATAGATTTAATAATTTGAATTCTAAATAATAATCTCTTATAACTCTATGTCTATTTTATTATATTTCTTACAGTACACTAAAGCGTTTTTCGATAAACATAACACTTTGCACTCATTTTTACACTCTTTGCAAGTTTTAGATACAAATAGGTTATCTAAGACTTCTTCAAAATATAACTGTTCCATATGTACCATACCTCACTACAAAGTATATCCAAAGAAATATTGTAATATAAAGTTTGTAATCTTTAACCATGCTACAGTTGTAGCACATATTATTCCTATAGCTGCTATAGTAACAATTACTAATATTAATATCCCTATTATTGTTCCAAGCATTCCATGCTCCTTTTCTAACTTAATTAATCCATTTAATAATTCGTTCATTTGTATATCCTCCTTGAATTTCACATACAAGTGGTATATACTATTACTTGCGAGGTAATAGGGCATATCCATCTTGGATGTGTTCTTTTTATGTAATTATATTGTCTTTAGTCAGTAGAGTAGCATCTACTGACTTTTTTATTTATCTAATCTGGCATATCATCTTCCATTATATTTAATTTTTTAGCTAATGGATCTATTGTTTTTTCAACTTGTTTTTCAACACACCCTTTATTATCATCAACAATAGGTTCTAATTTACCTGCTTGTTTTTTTAATCCTCTATATTCAGCTACTAAATATTCAATAGCTGTATTACGACTTGTTATGTTTTGATTTTTTTGTATGTTCTCTATCTCTTTCCATACAAACTCTTCTACATGTATTGTACTTGATTTCTTAGCCAAATTTTCTACCTCCTAGAATTTTCTTTTTGCAACTTCAAATAATCCTTTGGCTGTAGCTAATTGAGCATCTTTAACTCTTATAAATTCTTCATCAAATTCTAAGTTTATAGACGTTCCTCCTGCTACATATAAATCCATTTCTGATTTATTTATCCAAATATCCTCTATTCTTTGAGCTAAGTTTTCAGATCCTAAAGAATAGGACTTTGCTTTTAAATCATCGTAATCATTAGATGTATCTATTTCATTTACATCTTTCATTATATTATTATCTCTTAATGCATCTTGAACAGTAGTTAATAAAGTTCTATTACCAAACTCAATTGTATTTGACATTTTATCATTGAATATAAATCCTTTGTCAAAATATGAAAGTTCTGTAGTTCTAAATCCAACTGAAACTAATCCAACTGGTTTATCTTCATTAATTTTGCCGCCTATAGCATGTATTAATGCAGCATCACCTTCTCTAAGTATAGAAATATTATTTATATAAACTTCTTTAGTTGATCCATTTATTTTATTTTTAACTTTTATTGTTTTGCCTTTATATTTTTCTATAACATCTTTTAACACTGATTTACGATAGTTTTTATAAGGTACACCTAACATAACATCAACTTTATCTTTTACAGCTACTTCACTAAGTGCTGCTGCAAATAATACTTCTACAGTATGACTTGTTTTACTATCTCTTGAGTTTCTTACAGGTACTTGTGATTCCTTCTCAGCTAACAATCCAATGAAATAATTCTCCTTGTTATATTCTATATAAATAGGTTTTTCATTTTCTTTGTCCATATATTCAGATAAATCTATATCTCTACCTTCTCCAAATACTGATTTAAATACTGAAACATGCTCAATATTGTCTACTTCTGAATATGCTTTTACATATCCTCTACCAAAATCAAATCCGATTTTTTGAATATTTTCCATTCTATACACCATCCGTTAATATATTGTTGAGTTGTTATTAACTCTAAATTTATTGTACTATATTATAGTTAAGATGTCAACAATATATTAATTATTGCATTATTTTTTCGTTAATATATTGTTGATTTGTTATTAATTTTAAATTTATCGCACAATGATTAAGTTGATATATTAACAATATATTAACTGATGACTTTTAAATATTTTTTATACTTTATCTTCTTAATTTTTATTCTGAAATCATATTTTAATACTTATTAATATTTTGCATCGAATGTACTAATAAAATCTCTTAGAACCTAAATATGATGGTTTTATTGGTATATTTTGTTGTTATATTGTGTATATGTAACATTGAATTTATTTTTTATATCTGATATACTATTAAATAATTGAATTTATAAATAATATTTTGAACACTTTTAATAGTTGGCAGACTATTGAAGGTGTTTTTTACTTTCAAAATATTATTCAACATACTATTTCTCCTTAATTAAATATTGACATTATATCCTAGCTTTCTTAACTCTTGAACCATAATTAAGTCCCGAGTTTCACTCCTTGAATTAGCAAATATAGGACTTGTCTTCATCTTAAGCTCAAAAATACTTTTATAATCTTCAATATTTCTCAACTCATCTAAACGCATCGATATACTTTTTAAATTTTCTTGTGTATTTATATAATTATTTTCGCTTTGTAAATTGTTATCAATGTGCACATCTTCATTTTCTATTATTTGTATATTTGGAAGAAGTGAATAGCCTTCTAATGCATAGCCTAACTTAGCAAGATCTAATTGAACATTATATAAATTAAGTCTATACTGTGTTTTTTTATCCCATTTATATTTTGGATTTTGTCTTTCATGGATATACCCTTGTTCAATTAATTGTTTAATGTATTTTCTTATAGTTGGCTTGCTCATCCCAACCATAAGCTCATCATTTAGTTCTTCTGCTGATTTATAAATCCAGCCATTAGATTCAGATATATCAACTGATATATCTTCCTTCATCGCTCTCTCTTTTTCTTCTCTTATATATTTATCTGTATCTCTCATTCTTTCTGTCCAGTAAATAAATTGATTTAGTATTAATGCAGCTCTATAATCTCCTGTTAACTCTACTAGCTCTTGCTTTATAACAACTCTTTTTAATTTTGTCATTAATCTTTACCCCCTTTTGCATTATTTTTCATATCTTCCCTTATTAATCTCATTACATATTCTTGAAATGATAAATTTAAATCTATAAGATATTTTTTTATTTCTTTATTTTCCTTTTCTTCAATTCTAATTGTTTGTTTTTTAATAATTTTTTCTGACATGTATTAATATCCTCCAATCTAATTTTAGATTACAATACTGACGTCATTTAGTCAAGCATTTTATTAAATAAATAAATAAATAAAAAAGAAAAACATAATCTGTGATTATATTCTCTGAATATAATCTCTAGTATTGCAGTAAAAATTTCTTAACTCGAAATAAATTTTTTTAAAATGGAAATAAAATTTTTTTATATTGATGTAAATTTTTTTTGTATCGATATGAAAAAAATTTATTATCGATGTAAAATTTTTTAACATCGATGATTTCAATGGTTTAAGAAATATTAATTATAATAATCATAAAAATAAAAAAGCATCAACATAATTGATGCTTTTTTACTACTTTTTCACTTTTGAATTTTCAAGCTTATCTTTATAAAAGCTAGCTAGAGTTTTAATATCTAAATTTAATTTATTCATTAAATTTATAATGTCATCTATTCTTGGATTGTCATAACTATCTAATATTTCAAATTGATCTTTTGTTAGAATCTCTTTCCATTTAGTGCTCATAGAATATATCCCCCGAATAATAGTATCATTAAAATAATATCATTATTTGGAAAGATATTCCATTCTACATTTTGCAAAATAATTAATTAATTCAAGATAATCAGCATCTAATGCTTTTGCAATGTAATAAATAATATCAAAACTTAAATTTAATTGTGAAGGATCAGTCTCGATTTTTGATATGTAACTTCTATCACATAAGATTAATTCGGCTAGTTGTGATTGAGTAAAACCTTTTTTCTTTCTCAAATTCCTTATCAATAAAAACACCTCTATTTAAATTATATGTTATCAAAATATAAGGAAATTTGAAATATAGTGTCGGAAATGTGATTGAGATTCACATTCTAAAATGTAAAAATATGGTAAAATTATCTTAAAGAATTTATGAGCGCTCAAATATAAAAAATAGAGGTGAATAATGTATTAAATATAAGTAAATTAATAATAAAAAATAGAATCGAACGTATATTTGGAACTGATGTTTGCAATTGATTCTAATATATGGTAAAATAAAAACGCTAATAATTATATATTTAGGGAAATTTATTTGCGTTAAACCTTTAGGAATATTTATATTTGGAGGGGCTATGAAAGAAGAAATAAAAAAACTTATTGATGAAATTGAAGATAAAAAATTTATTGAGTTTATATACTCTATTATAATTAAACGAAAAAATAAGCACTTATAAAGTGCTTATTTTTCATTATCAGATAAAACCCTAACTAAATCAGATAAAATTTTTATTTTTTCATCATTAAGATTTATAAGTTTATTAACTATATCATATAATTCCTCAGAATCTAAAATTTTATCTAAGGTATTAGTTATATCTGTTACAGCTGATGATATGTTATACATTTCTCCGACACCATCATTGAGCCAACTTGGATTGATATTGAATACATTACATACTAATTTAATAAATTCCTTTGATACAGAAGCCCTTCCTCTTTCAAGGTTATATATAGCATCTTCGCTTTTGCCAACCTTTAAACCAAATTTTGATCTTGAAAGTTTTTCAGATTTTCTGATTAACTCTAATCTTTCTCCAAGATTTTTTTCGTCTGTATTCATTATTATCACCTCAACTTAATTATAAAATAAAAAAAATATAATGTCAACGAGAAAACGACGAAGTTACGTTTACAAAAATGTATATTAACGTAAAATAAAGGCGAAAAATAAAAAAAACTCGTTGACATGCGGATTAAAACGGAGTATTATTGAATTAACAACGAGAAAATAACGAAAAAAGAAGGTGATTATATGAGTAAATCAAAAGAAAGTAAAGAATTAGCTAGAAAAATACTTATGTTAAATTCAGAGAATAAAAAAACAGTAATTAATGTGTTGAATGCTTTTGTTATAGCTGAAACGGCTAGTGTGCTTGGTGTAAGTTCAGCTGAATTAAGCAAATTAATTAAAGAATAATTAAATTTTAGATACGAAATAAAATCGAAAATTAGTATATAAAAAAGTGTGTAATTTTAACAAAATCACACACTTGTAAAAATTGAATGAAAGCTAGTTTTTTAAAAGTCGAGCAGGCTTTTATAGGACTTGCAATAGGTGATAACATTTAACTCATAAAATAGTGAGTATAAACAAAGTAATATGGAATTTGGGGACCTGTTATGAGAAGTAAATTAAGAAAAAGATATATAGAAAGTGATTATGAAAGATTACATACAAGATTAAGTGAAGAAGTTCAATGTGAAACTGAATTAGATAATATAGTTGATGTTAGAACAGGGTGTATATTCGATACAAAAACAATAACATCAGGTCCAATACGAGAAGTAGAAGTATTTCCGCTTTATTTAAAAAAGGAAATGCCTGATGAGTGGAGACGAAAAGAAACCAAAGAAGCTCGAAAAAATCTAAATGATAAAAATGCTAGAAAGAAATTTATTAGGAAACTAAATGCTAATTTTAGTAAAGATGATTATTTCTTAACTTTAAATTATTTTAAAGAGCTAAGACCAAAGGATCATAAAGAAGCAAGAAAGCATATGCGAAACTTTATACAAACCTTAAACAGAAAATATGAAAAAGAACAATTAAAAAATGGAGTTCCTAAGAGTAAGTTAAAGAAAATTAAGTATATGTTTGTTACAGAGTATTCAGAAGATAAAAAAATACAGTGTCATCATCATTTAGTTATGAATGCAGTACTACCTATAACAGTAGTAAAAAAAGCATGGAAATTTGGGAGTAGAGGTAAGATGGATTATCTAGATCCTGATGATATGCATTTTACTGGATTAGGCAATTACTTATCAAAAGACCCTAAGGGTAAAAAACGATGGTGCTGTAGTAAAAATCTAAAAGACCCTGATATTACAAGAAACTTATCAAAATTCAGTAAAAAGAAAGTAAAAGAAATGAAAGATAATCAGAACTTAATAAAATTTGAAATGGAAAAAGCTAATCCTGGATATATATTTGTGAAATCTGAAGTATACATCAATACATATAATGGGATGCCTTACATATACGCTACAATGCGGAGAATAGATTGAGGGGGATAATTAAAAATGGAGATAAGGGGAGAAGGATTAGAGTTAGAAGCTAATCAAAGAATACTTGATGATATGAAGGAGCTACTAGATAAATATGCTCTTAAATATATGAATACAAGCGCATTTATGACAATCAATAAATGTGTAGATGAATTGGTTTACGTGGAACAGTATACAAGATTAAAAGAAGTTATATAGAGATATATATGAAAGGTAGAGATTAGAGTGAAAAATGAAATACAAGTATTAGATGATAGATATATATTAGGTAAAAGAGTAAAGACTTATGGTGATATAGAGAATCCATTATTTTTAGCTAGAGATGTAGCTGAATGGATAGAACACAGTAGAGCATCAGAGATGTTAAAAGGGATAGATAAAGAAGAAAAGCTGATGCAAACAATCATTGCATCAGGTCAAAGAAGAGAAATGTGGTTTTTAACTGAAGATGGATTATATGAAGTATTAATGCAAAGTAGAAAACCTGTAGCTAAGGAATTTAAAAAGAAAGTAAAGAATATGCTTAAAGATTTAAGAATGAATAGATTAAATCTATATCAAGATATGAGTCCAGAGCTAAAGGCGATATTTGTAATAGATAAAAAACAGCAAGAAATGGGCGTAAAGGTAGATTATTTATACAATCACATGACTATAGACTATGAACAACAAGAAAATTTAAATCAATTAGCAAGAGGTAGAGCAGTAGATCTTCTTGGAGGGAAAGCATCTCCAGCATATAAAAGGGTAAGTAAAAAGTTGTTTTCAGAATTATGGAGAGATTATAAAAGATACTTTGGAGTAAATAGTTACAAGAATACAGCTAGAAAAGAATATGAGAATGCTAGAGAGTATTTAATCAAATGGAGTCCTTCAACCAATCTTAGAATAGAAATAGAAGCTATAAATGGGCAATTCTCATTTGTTGAATAGGAGGTAATTATGAAAATAACAATAGAATTTAAAAGTGTAGAAGAGTACTTAGAATTTAAAGAAAAAACTGCTCAAGAAGGGCGAGTTCAAGAGCAGTCTATATGTATTGAGAAGTTAGCGGAAGATATATCTGATTATTTATGTAGCAAAACTTTGGTTAATACTTCATTAATATAAAGTTGAGTAAACTCCATATTCTCAAAGAAGAAAAACTGAGCAAGCGAGATGTTATCTATAGTGTTATCTTCAGTAGAAAATTCTTTCATTCTTTTAAGTATTTCTTCTTTAGAAAAATTAGTTTCAATTAAATGACTATATACTTCTTTAAATATTTCGTTTAATTGTTCTTGATTCACAAACTCACCACCTTCCATTAATAAATTTACGGTATACCGAGAATATACCTACAACAATTATAGCAGAAAGAAGGTGAAAGATTTGGAAATTGGTAAAAGAATACAGTATACCTTAGCGAAAAATGATATTAAACCATATAAAATGGCGGAAGAAATAGGGATTAGTCAAGGGAATTTGTATGATATTTTAAATGGCAAGAACTCAAACCCAACAATAAAAGTTGTAAAAAAGATAGCAGATTATTTAGGAGTAACAGTAGATGAATTATTAAAATAGGAGATTAAAATATGAACCCAGTTATAAAGTTTATGAGCATCTATATATTAACTTATTTAGCTGTGTCTTACATAATGTGCAAGTAGGAGATTGAATATGGAGGAAACTAGAGTGATATTTACATTATCATGTAAATGTTGTGATGATAAGCAAAATATACTAGTTGATAAAAATAAAGCAATAAAACTAGAAAAAATAAAAAATGAAATTATATGTGACAAGTGCATAGAAAAAGGGAGATTGAAATGATAATTCATAGATATATAACTCACGTGTTATCGAAAGAATCAGACGAACCAATATTAAATGATTTTGAGGGTAATATAAATCCTCAGATAGATAAGTTTTTACAAAGCATTATAAAGAAAGTAAGCAAAGATGATTTATTAAGAAGAGCTAAATTTGATTATAAAAAAGAAAATACAGTTAGAGAATGTTGTGAATCTATAATACATAATGAAAATACATTTATAGAAAACTCAAAAGAAATAGCATCATATTTATTTGACTTAATAAAAATAAATTCAGATATGGATTCATGTGATTTGGTTATATGTTTATATACAATTAAAGACCAAAGAAGAGTAGCAATAATAAAATTAGACTATAAAGCATCTTATAATCATTCCATAGAGTTTAAAAATGATAAGTTTAATATACAGATAAAATTAAATGAAGAAGTAATATCAGATACTAAAAAACCTAAGCAATGTGCATTAGTAGGCATTAGCAGCTTAAATAGCGAGTATGACTTAGAAATATTAGATAAGGATTCGGAGAAAGAACGTATTAGTTCTAAGTTTATAAATGAGTTTTTAGAAGCATACAAGATAGAAGATGATACATATAAAACCAGAATATTTATAGCATCAGCTAAAGTATGGTTATCTAATGCATGGATTAAGAGTGGTTATGTAAGAGACATAATAAAAAGTGATAGAGCAATAGAAGTTCTTGAACATGTTTTATTAAATAATTCAGTTATAGATATAAGAGAATTAGCAGATAGAATATTTAAGTTTGAAGATAAAGAACTTAAAACAGAGTTTATAAATAGCATGGAACAAAATAATTTATCTAGTTTTAATATAGATAAAAAAGTAGCAGAAAAGATGCTAAAAGATAGGTATTTAAAAACAAATACAGGGATTAAAATATCAGCCAAGTTAGAACATATTAGAGATAATTCGAAATTCATAATAAAAGAAAATGATAAAGGATCATATGACTTGATACTAAGAAATATAGAACATGTTGAGGTGGTATAGGTGTCAATAATTAAAGGTAAGGATGAGATTATAAAGATAGCACAAAAAATAGCCAAAGATATGGGAATAGAAAAACATGAGATTCCAAATTCAACTAAATGTTATGACATATATATACTAGCTGTAAGAGAATATGATCAAAGACAGAAAAATAAAAATGATAAATATAAGGAGGATTAGTATGAGTAGAGATATATTAAAAACAATTAAAGGTATGTTGTGTAAGAGTAATGATGAAATAGATGAAACATTAAATAAATTAGTTACTAAAAATGAATATACAAGTCCAATAGAACTATTAAAAGAATCATTAGAAATAACACCGTTACTACCTTATTTTCATGAAGATGAAGATAGTGAGGTTTCATACAGAGATAAAATAAAGAAAAAAACTGAACAAAATAGAAAAATAAATATTATAAATAAAGTCAGAAACTCAATAAATATAGCTATATTAGACGGCAGATATTCAACAGAAGTTCATTTTAAAGATGTAGATGATGAAATATTAAACGGCATAACCGAAGAACTTGCAAAAATGGGCATTACAACATCTATATCTGATTCTGAATTGTTTGATTATGAATCAGGAATAGACAAGAAATTATTTATAAGTTGGGAGTAAAGCAAATGAAGAGATTAAAGAAACTAACTAGAAATCAGAAAGAGTTTTTAGAAAATAGATTAGGCGTTGATAGTAAAGACTACCTAGTAGAGAGAAACACTTCGGAATTTACGGTATTTTACAATAAAAAAACTAATGAAAAAATAATCTATCATAAAACATTTGATTCAATAGTAGATGAAATATAGGAGGTTGTAATTATGTTTGTTGTACCTAAGAAGAGATATGATAGAGTTGTCGAAGAAAAAAATAATGAGATAGAAAACTTAAAGAAAAGAATAAAGCATTTAGAATCTGAGGGTGAACTTAAAACAAAGAAATTGAATGAAACTACATATAAATTAAATTGTAAGGCAGAACAAATAAGCAAGTTACTAATAGATAATTGCTGCCTAAATAATGAGCTAGAGGATAAAAATAGAGAAATAGTTGTTGTAAGAACTTTAATAACGCTTGAAGCTGATAATAAGATAAAGAGATATGAAAATATCAAAAGTAGAACTAAGAAGACCAGAATAAAAGAAAAGTGTGAACGTAAAATAGAAGACTATATGATGAGAAAATTAGCATATAGCAAGGAGTAGTAATGAAAATCTTAATAATATTAGTAATAAATATTGTTGCAGTAGTTGGAGTATTAGATGCTCTAGCTATTGCAGCTAGAAAATATAAAAAGTAGGATGGAGAAAATGAAGCTTAAAGATGATTTTATAAAACAAGGTTCTAATCAATTACTCTCAGATTGGGGACATGATATTAGCTTAAAATATGATTATAAGGATGAAAACTCAAATGAAGTTAAAAATTATAAATTAAATAAGAGAGAGTTAGATCATTACTTGAAAACAGGAGTATTACCAGAGCGTATAGGAAAATAAAAAACATATTTTAAGAGGTGGATATTATGAGTATAGAAGAGTTTCAAAGTAAAGTAGGAAGAGTTAAGATGAATCAAATTAATGTTAGATAGTAAAAGATGGGTTTTAGTAGGAGGAGATTACATGAATACAAAAGTAATAAGTGGATTCCCAGGAGTAGGGAAAAGTTATTTATTTAATAATACAGACTTAAAAGTTTTAGATAGCGATAGTAGTAACTTTAGTTGGATTAAAGACTCAGAAGGTCGCAATACAAAGGAAAGAAATCCAGATTTCCCTCAGAATTATATAGATCATATAAAGAAAAATATAGGTAAAGTAGATATAATATTGACTTCATCACATGATGTTGTTAGAAAAGCATTAAAAGAAAGTTGTATAGATTATATATTAGTTCATCCAAATATAAGAGCAAAAGAAGAATACATTGAAAGATATACGCAAAGAGGGAATGATGAAAGTTTTATAAAGATGATAAATGAAAATTGGGATAAATTCATCATAGATATAGAAAACGAGAATTTCCCTATAAAAATAGAGTTAGATAAATTTGAGTATTTAAGCGATTTGATTAAATACGGGTACTGCAAAAATGGAAATATAGTAGGAAGTAATTATATATCTAGAAATTTATATAGCTGGAGGGGTTGCCCTATACAATGTAACGATTGTGATTATTGTATTAGGGTTGTCAAATAAAAGATGAGTTTTAGGAGGAAGTTATGAGAAATATAAAATTTAGAGCATGGAATAAAGAAGAAAATATTATGTATGACCAAGATAATTTAATAGTATCATACTCGCATCTAGGGAATGATTGCTATGTAAACACCAAAGATGATGTAAGACCTTTATATTTATATACATTGATGCAATACACAGATATTAAAGATAGTAACGGAACTGAGATATACGAAGGCGATATAGTTGAATTTTATTCAAATATTGAAGATGAAATAATAACTGAAAAAGTAGAATATCACTTTGGGATATATAGAGCAGGAGATTATTTTGTAGGTAAAATATACAATAAGTGTAAAGTAATAGGAAATATATACGAAAATCCAGAATTGTTAGTTTAAAAGAGGAGTTTTAGAATATTAAATTCAAAATTTTAAAGGAAATGGGAGGTTTTTAATGGTTGATTTATATGATTATAAATTTAGATATAATTTCAAAAAATATGAAACAGTAACATATAATAAGATAATTTTTAAAAGTAAGCCTTATCCGTTTAATATATCTAAGGTTAGAGTGGTATTAAAAGCAGAGGGCGATTTTATAGGTATAAATGAAGCAAATCATTGGTGGAATTGGTGGGAAATAGTTCCTAATCATAGATTTAAAAAATGCATATATTGGATTAAGTTTTATCCATGGTATTATATCAGGTTTAAAAAGTTAAATTCTAAATAAAATAAAACTTTTGAGGAGAAAATATGAGTTTATTAAAATATATAATAAGAGAATGGGTAGAGCTAGTGGGCATAGCCACTTTACTAACTCTTATATGGCAGGGATTAGAATTAATTTTTATAGGAGAAGTTAAGCCTAATATGGTTGATACTATTATTGCAATACCTATAATTTTACTTTTGCATTATGAATATAAAAAATATATCAGAAACCATAACAATAAATATCGTTAAAATAAAAAGTTTAAAGGAAGTGTTAAATATGAAAAGAGAGCCTTTTAGTTGTAAAAAATGTGGTAAGAAAATGACTTGGTGTGAAAATGGGTCATCTGAATATAATGAAGAATGGTTAGAATGCAGAGAATCAAGAGAATTAACAATAGAAGAAGTTGAGATATATTTTAAAACTATAAAGTACCCATCAGGAGATGGATTATATATGTGGTTTGGATTCTAAAAAATAAAGTTTTAAGATGTTAGGAGGATGTTATGAAGCTTACTGAATTAGGAAAATTCTTAAGAAAGTTGAGAATAGACAATGGAGAACTACTTAAAGATATGGCTATAAAATTAAATACAACTCCAGCTTTTTTATCAATGGTAGAAACAGGAAGGAGAAGTATTCCTAAAAAGTTGGAGGAAGAAATAGAAAAGAGTTATAGCTGTTTAAGTTTAGAACAAAAAGAAGAACTAATAAGTATTTTAAATAGAATGAGGAGAAATAAATGATAAAAGCAATAGAAAGTAACTCATATAAAATTTCAAAAAATGAAAATTATGATGATGAAGCGTATTCTGTAACAGTTATAGATACTTGCCAAACTATAATTGTTTTTAAAGAAGAATTAGAAGAGTTAATAGAATTATTAAAGAAAGCTAAAGATATACTGTAAAACTATGTAAATTATAAAATATCAAACCAACTTAAAGAAGCATTAAAATAAAGTTTTTAAAAAGGAGGTTTTTAGATGAAGTGTGAATGTTGTTTAGACTGTTATAAAACAGATATGTGTGAAGGAAAATGTAATTTTAAATGTAATAATTGTAATATGAGAAATGAACACTTAAAATCAGGGAATAAAAAAAGAAAACTAGGAGGATAAAAGATAATGAAGATAAGAAAACCAAAAAAATTTGAAAGTATAGATGTATTTGCAATAGCTTATGTTATTTTTACGTTACAAATGATGAAGAGTAATATAGCAAAAGAAAACTTAATTATAAATCTATTTTTGATATTAATGTATTTAAAAACTAGATTTATTAAATTTGATTAAAATAAAACTTTTGAGAGGAAATGAGGAGAAATGTAGATTATGAAAGCAATATTAAATATGTATGATAGCTGTTCAGAAGAAATAGAGGTTGGTGTAGGTGATTATGTGGTTGCCAATACAGATGAATTTGGATTAAAAGAAGGACATAAATATAGAGTATTAGAGGTTAATTCTTGCGATATGGTTACGATAGAAGTGTATGAAGGTCATACTGATATGTATAGCATAGAGTATTTTGATGAGT